ATGATATAGTCTGTTCTGCATGGAAACATGCAGCAGTTCATAAGAGAACGGGTAAAGAAATAGCGAACTTTACTGAACATAAAGAAAAATATGGGTAAGACCATTAAACGGTTTCACTATTTACCCTTGCTGGATGACGCCAACATTAATGACCAGGGTATTGATGCCAATGGTGTTACTGCGGACAATGCTTATGTAGAAGCCGCTGTTGTAGTGACCAGAGCCGATGGAAGTATTCCTAATATTCCGCCCTACTTTGGAGCCTCTGTTTCAAATAAGGTATACTTTACCGGTATTGGGGCTAATGCCGCTGCTGCCGTTGCTGCTGCTGCTGAATCTGTTCGTCTGTGGATGGTTGGTGACGCTGCAGGTGGTGGTCTGGGACTGGTAGCTGCTGGTGTTACGGAAGCCGAGCTTGCGATCACTGGAGCTGCTGGTGATGCATATGTTTTGGGGTACAGATTTGCTAATAAAGCAGGTGTAACCCTTACGGGTGTTAATGGTCTTGGTACTGATCTTGAAGCTTCTGCGGTTCCCCATTCTGGAAACCTTTATGGTTCCAGTAAAGATATTGGTACTATTTCTGGCAAGCTGCCAACTCTTACTGAAGCTGGTGGTCGTGTCAACCGGGTAGGTTTCAAACGTATTGAACTTGAAGCCAGTATTACCAAGTACGGTTTCTTTGATGAATACACCCAGGAATCCCTGGACTTTGATTCTGATGCTGACCTGGAGATGCACATCAACCGTGAAATGCTCTTCGGTGCCAATGAAATGACTGAAGATAAACTTCAGATCGATTTGCTGAATGCAGCCGGGGTTGTTCGATATGCTGGTGCTGCTACCTCTCTTGCTGGCATGTCTGGTGTTGCCGCTACTCTGACAGAAGTAGAGTATGATGATTTGTCCAAGCTCTCTATTTCTCTGGACAATAACAGATGCCCGAAGCATACCAAAGTAATTACGGGTTCCCGAATGGTAGATACTAAAACCATTCCCTCTGCCCGGGTTCTGTATATCGGATCTGAATTGCAGCCTACCATTGAAAGAATGACAGATTTTCATTCTAATCAGGCATTTATTCCAGTTCAGCAGTATGCGTCTGCCGGTACAATCCTCAATGGCGAGATCGGTACGATTGGTCATTTCCGGATTTGTGTTGTTCCTGAAATGATGCACCATGATGGTGGTGCTTCTGTTGGGATTGCTGAAGGTGTTAATGCTGGCTACCGTGTGACCAACGATAAGTATAATGCTTATCCAATGCTGGTTGTAGGTTCTGAGTCTTTCACAACTATTGGCTTCCAGACCAGCGGGAAAACTGTGAAATTTAAGATCTATCATAAGAAACCTGGTGAACAACAGGCTACTACAGCTGATCCCTATGGTGAGACTGGGTTTATGTCCATCAAATGGTATTACGGCTTTATGGCTCTGAGACCTGAAAGAATTGCAGTCCTTTGGACTGTAGCCAGATGGTAGAATAAATTAGGTTAATATGTTCTAAAGCCTCTCCTCATAACTGGGGAGAGGCTCTTCTTCAATTTAAATATTAAAGGAAAGATAATGGCAGATTTTGATGACATGGACGCAGTAGAAGTAACTGATGAACTCTCCCTTTTAAAACAAAGAGCAGATGTACTGGGAATTCAGTACCACCCCTCCATTGGGGTAGAGTCTTTAAAAAAGAAAGTGGATGCTAGATTGAAACCAGATCTTGAGGATGAGCCAAACGTAGAACGGGGTACAGATAAGCCTTCCCCAGGAAAGAAATACTCTACACAGGAGCTTATAGCCCTGCAACGTACCAAACTCAGGAACGAAGCCCTTAAACTGGTTCGGATTCGGGTAACTTGTATGAATCCTGATAAGAAAGCCTGGCAAGGTGAATTATTTGATATTGGTAATGCTGTTCTTGGCTCAGTTAAAAAGTTTGTGCCTTTCAATGTAGATGCTGGCTATCATGTGCCTAATATTATTTATGAGCACATTAAACAACGAAAATACCAGAAGCATTTTGAAGTAAAAACATCGAATGGCCGTAAAATAACAAAAAGCAGTCTGGTCCCGGAATTCGCTGTGGAAATACTAGATCCACTTACGAAAACAGAGCTGAAAGAATTGGCAGATCGCCAAATCCTAAACCATAGTATAGACGCATAGGAATCCCATGGTAACTACCATTGACACAATAGCCCTAAATAGTGTTGGCTCTGCTTTAGCAGAGCCTGATGTCACTCGTCTGACAACTAAAAGCCTCGAAGGAACGGGTGTTTTTGATGTGCTTATGGCTACTGCCAAACTGCACCTTACAGAAGAATACAATGCTGGGCGAATTACAGGACAGGAATATACCACAGTCTACTTAGGTGCTTTAACATCTGTGTTACAGCAATCTGTGGCTTTCCTATTGAATCATCAACAGGAAGAAAAAATCATTGCTGAGATCGCTCTGGTTAGACAAAAAACTGTAACTGAATTGGCTCAAACAGATGATACCGTACCTGAAGGTTTAGGTTTCAATGGAACCACTGCTATTGAAGGTATAATTAAAAGCCAAAAAGATATTAATGCCCTGCAAGCTAGTCTGGTGGCTTCACAAATTGAAAAAGAAGATGCTCAGATTGATCTCATTATTCAACAGACAGTTACTGAACTTACCCAGACAGATGACTCTATTCCTTCTGGTTTTGGTTTAAATGGTACTACAGCTGTAGAGGGCTTAATCAAAAGTAAGAAAGATCTTGAAGCGCAGCAGATTGCCAATTCTATTAAACAAGGTACGTTAACTGATAAGCAGATAGAAATTGCTGATACCCAGCAGGCATTGACAGGCCAGCAGATTATTACTGAATTGGCTCAGACTGATAATACAATCAGTGTTGCTGCCAGTGCGTATGGTCTTAATGGTTCAATTGATATTGAAGGCTTAGTTGCCTTACAGAAAGATAAAGTAGCTTCTGAAATAGATCGTACTGCTGCGGAAGTCCTTTTAACAACGCAAAAGACAGTTACGGAATTGGCACAAACTGATGATACTGCAAGTGCAGCCGGTGTACTCGGAGCACAGAAAGATAAATGGATAGCAGATGCAGATCACATGGTAAAACAAGCAGATCAGATCGATGCTGAAATTGCACTCATTAACCAGAAGGTTGAAACTGAATCAGCACAAACAGATGATTTGTTCTGTGTGGGTGGTTTATTGAAAGAGCAGAAAGCTAAAATAGCTGCTGAAAAATCTTTGGTTACACAGCAATTAGAAACAGAAAAAGCCCAGACAGTTGATGCCTCTTGTGCTGCCGGTTTGGTAAAAGTACAGAAAGATAAGATAACTGAAGAAGTAAAGCGGATTACTGCTGAAACTAAATTGGTTGATCAGAAAACTGAAACAGAATTCGCACAGACAGATGATGCCTACTGCGCTGCTGGTTTAGTAAAAGCTCAGAAAGATAAGATCGGTGCTGAAGTAGTTCTATTGGCTCAAAAAGCAAATAGTGAACTTGCCCAAACAGGAACTACTATGCAAACAGGTGCTCCCTACTTAAATGCATCCTCTACCTTAGATGGTGTCCTCGCTAAGCAAATGGCTTTGTATGAAAATCAAGCTGATGGGTTTATACGAGATGCTGAACAGAAAGTAGCTAAGATCATGGTAGATTTTATGGCTGTGGCTTTAAACAGTGATCAGTCAGTAGAATACGCTCCAAGCACAACAAATAAGTTAAACGGGGCCAGTTTAGGTGAAGTGATCACTATATTAAAAGATGGCATTACTCCATAACTAAAAGGATAAAGTAGGGGCTTCTGGCTCCTACTTTATAATTAATCCATGGGTATGTTCAGTGAAACTAAATTAGCTGTAGCCTCAGTTGCAATGCCACTGTTAGAGCCTGAAACCCGCATTACACAATCTGCTATTTTAACAGCCCTGTTACACAATCAGCCCATAGCTGACAGTATCATCAATGCCTCAATGAGTGGCATGTTTAGGCAGATAAAGCCCTTTCGTAACTATGCCATGAATACTTACACTCTGGGCATTCCAAAGGGCATGGATACCACAACCGTTGTGGTTGATAATAGTGTTGTCGCAACTGCAATCGCAACAGATAAGGCTTTAACTTATGGAGCTGCAGTTGCCTTTAATCTAATTGTGCCACTCTCTGCCCGATCCGCTGTAATGCCATTTTTAATGCTCTATCGGGGGCTTAGTCCTACTCGAAATACAATTAAAATATACCCTCCCACCATGGTAGGGAATTCAAATGATCGACAGGTTGTTGTCACCATAGACAGCATTGTATTGCTTTCTGCTGCCGCAAATCCATTACAGATCCGGATCACTTATAAATTAGCTGTCATAACCAGCGAATGGGTGGATATAGATTACGAACATCATACTCTTTCCACCGAATACTTTGAAGAATTATTTATTGTTCCTACTGGATTGAATTTTGGACAGACGTATTGCATTGCTCCATACTATATTTTAGATGCTTTAGGTAAGCCTTCAGAAGAAGTCTACTGGTGGTATTATGATTTGGCTTCAAAAAAGTATCCAACCATAGCAGTTGATTATGATATTGATACAACCGTAGATTTCTTTCCTGTTATTCCGTTAAGATATGAAAATGCGGATATGACAAGAGAAGATGTTCGAGCTACACCCTTGTATAAAACCAGCAAACAGCTTCTCAAGAAGATAAATCTGGATTTTAATACTTTAGCAGAAAGTTTATCTGACAGCCCGGATATTGCTAAGATTGACCAGGCGTACATCTTATTTGGCATCGATCTCCAGACAACGAATGTAACCAGTATTGTTTACTTAACTGAATACTTTCATATGCTCTGGCAGACAGCTATTTTAGGCAGATATGATTATCTGAATCAGCTACAGACTCAAAGCCCGTTACAGTATAACGAAAAGGTCTTCAGCAGTCGAGGTGCATGGGATAATGCAGGGTATTATACAACTGAAGTTTATGAATACACAGCCGGCTCATTCGGGCGTGAAGCCAATTTTACAATCATTAATAGCACTGTAGCTTCTAATTTAGTTGAATACGGCTTAGATTTATCTATGACTTTTAGTTATATTACCTCTGTGATTCGATCCGGAACCATTGGTGCTGTAGGTACCGCTACTTTAGCTAAAACAGCTGGCTTAAACAGCAGAGGATGGGATAAGGCGGAAAGATTTCTCCTGGGCGAATATTCAGATTTAGCTTATATAACTCTGCGTCATCAGATTACAACAGGCACTTACCGAGAGGTTATTGTTTATGGTTTGGCTCATACAAATTTTGTGTGTGGAAACCGAGGCATTCATACAACAGTAGACAGTCTTATTGAAGATGCAAACAACCATAATTTTATTATTCCGTTACATTATGGCGTTGCACGGATGCTATCAATAAAACAGCAAAATCTTTTATACCAGGAAGCTCTATTACTAATGGTTAATTCTTACGAATTCACCGAATTGGGTTTCTTTGAGACTTCATTTTTTCGCTTTCTTTTAACAGTTGTTCTGGTGGCTATTTCTGCACTTACGCTAAACCCAGGCCCAATGTTGGCCTTTGCACTCGTAGCACCCGTATTGTCCATGCAATTAAGCCCCGAGATCATGGCGATTTTTACAGTTGTGATGCTACTGTGTGGTGTGTATTCAGCACTTGCTGATAGCGTAGGATCTCTTATAGATACTCTTGCAACCACCATAATGGAAATGCCAACATCTCAGTTATTGCTTAAAGCAACATCTGCTATTTTACAAGCAGTAGATATGGCAATTGGTCAAGTGATTAAAGATATAATGGCTGAATATGAGGCTTTTCAGATTGTTAAAGAACAAGATCAGAAACGCCTTGATGATGCTAAAGAATTACTGAAATCAACAGTTTTAC